GATGAAGTTGTCTGTATTGCGTCCGGGCCTAGCCTGACGCGCGAAGATTGTTGGCTGGTAGATGAATGGTCGCAGTTTGGCCGGCGCGGGGTCATTGTGTGCAACAGCGCGTATCAGTTCGCGCCGTTTGCCGATGTGGTCTATGCCTGCGACCGCAAGTGGCTGGAAATGTACGCGGACAAGGTTCCGCGCGGAATGCTGAAGATCAGTCATGCGGAATACCCCGGCGTTGTGAAGGCAACGACGCAGGACGTTAAGAACAGCGGTGCGAACATGATCCCGTTGGCGCAATCGTTCGGTGCGCGCAGGATCATCCTGCTAGGGTATGACGTGCAGTTGACGGGCGGTAAGACGCACTGCCACGGCGACCATCCGCCCGGACTAGGCAACGCAGCGAGCATCGCATCATGGCCGGAAAAGTTCGCGCGAGTCGCGCACATCGGGAAAGCAGTTTCAGTGGTAAACGCTTCCCGCGTGACAGCCCTGTCGTGTTTTTCACGCGAGCCGTTAGAAACAGCCCTCGGGATAGGTGCGCCATGAAGGTGCTATTGATGAACAACAGGCCAGCAAACCCTGGCCATTGGTCGGCCCTGCTAACAAAAGGAATACTGGCCGCAAATGACCGACCGGCGGCAGGCGCTGCGTATCAGGCCGGATTTGATGCCTACGTATCGTGGGGCGTTAAAAAGGGGAACATCAGGCAGGCGATGGCGCGTGGCCATAGGTGTTTGATTGCCGAGCGCGCGTATCTGGGGGACAGGTTTCATTGGTTCTCGCTTGGCTGGAATGGTCTGAACGGCAATGCAGATTTTGTGAACGACGATGTTTCAGGCGACCGTTGGGAACGGTTCTGGCAGGCCGATATGAAGCCGTGGCGCAACGGTGGAGATTACGCGCTGATAGTCGGGCAGGTTGCAGGAGACGCTGCGATGGATGGTCGGTGCCCGTATGAGTGGGCCGAGTCCGTGATACCGGAAGCAAAGCAGCGGTTCGGGCGCGTGTATTTCCGTCCGCATCCATTGTGCAAACGCAAGCGGCGCGTGGCCGGCTGCGAAGAACTACCCGGCGACATGCAGACCGCCTTGGCCGGCGCTTCGGCGGTGATAACCTACAGCAGCAACACGGGCGTTTTGGCTGTCATGGAAGGCATCCCGACCGTGACCTATTCGACTTGCAGCATGGTCTACAACGTCACCTCGCACAACCTGCGGGAGACTGTGACACCAGACCGAACGCAATGGGGGCACCGGATAGCCTATGCGCAATGGCTGCCGGAAGAACTGGCCGATGGCACGGCGTGGCGGCATGTCACGCGGAGGATGCGGTGATGGCTGAACTTGAAGGGATGGACGAACTGCGGCGGAAACTCCGCAGGCTGCCGGAAGATTTGCAAATGAAGGGCTTCCGGTCTGGGATGCGCAAGGCGGCAAACTTTGTCCGCGACCGTGCCCGCGCGAATGCTCAGGGTATTGATGACCCGCAGACCCGCGAAAGCATACCTAAGAACCTGTTCGTCAAGTTCTCGCCTCGATCATGGCGGCAGAACAAGGACATCAAGTTTCGTGTCGGCATATTGGGCGGCGCGCAGACCTACGCCAACACCAAGGACAATGTGCGCAAGGGCAGAGCCGGCACCAAGTACCTGACCGGCGGATCATCAACAAACCCCGGAGGTGACACGTGGTATTGGCGCTTTCAGGAGTTTGGCGTCCCTGGGCGCGGCATCCCTGCGCGCCCGTTCCTCGTTCCCGCGCTTTCCAACAACGTAGACCAAGTAATAACGGTGGCAACCGAGTCCATAGGCAAGGAGATAGATAAGGCCGTTGCAAAACTTGGCAAGTAGCCCCGCGTTGGTATATTGACCGTGGCCGCCGGCCACACTTTCGGAGATAGCGACATGAAGACCCAAGGCACAAACCTGTACCTCGTCAACCCGAGCGGCCCGGCCATTGTTGCTGTCGGCTGCGTGACATCGATCAACGGTGTTGATATTACCCGCGATTCAATCGAAAAGACCTGCCTGGAAACAGACGCGCGCGAATATGAGCCTGGCATCAAGACTCCGGCGGTCATGAACTTCGGCCTGAACTATGAGATGTCAACCTCCAGCCACACGCTGATGGAAACCATCTTCAATTCAGGCGCGACTGTGCAGTGGGCTATCGGCCTGTCTGATGGCACGGCGGCACCGACGCTGGACACGAACGATGATATGGATTTTCCGACGTCGCGTTCCTACATCACGTTCGACGGATTCCTTACCTCGCTGCCGTTTGAGTTCCCGCAGAACGAGATTGTGCGAACCACAATCAATGTGCAAATGACCGGCGACCGTGTGATTTCTCGGAAGGTGTAAGCAATGCGCCTCGCAGACCTCCGCAGCAAGGGCGCGTTTGTCAGCACGGAACCTGTCAAGCGCACGATTGAATGGACTCACCAAGATGCCGAGTCGGGGGAGATTGTCACCGACACGTTTGATGTGTGGGTGATTCATCCCTCGTTCGGCATGATTGAGACGGCATTCAAGGAAGAAAAGAGCGAGATCAAGTCGGCACAGTCTGCTGCGATTGCTGCCTGCATCCGGCTTGGCGAGGATGCAACCGAGCGGCTGAGTTACGACGACGCTTACAACCTGCACCCTACGCTTGCGCAGGCAATGATTGCCGCGATCAATTCGACGGGTGCCGTACCAAAAAAGCCGAAGCGATCACTGACGAGGAAGAACTCTGGCACGAATTAGTGCTGGCTGGTGTTGGTGGTCGCACGATTGCGGAGGCGAAGGAACGCCTAACGTACTCGGAGGCGTTGCAGTGGTTTGAGTACATCCGACGTCGCGGTAGCCTTAACCTGGGGCGTCGGATTGAATGCGGTTTTGCGTTACTGGCGTCCATGTATAACCGGGCGCATGGCGGAAAGGTCGAGTATCACGACTTTGCGCCGCACGAAGATAGGCCGGGGGAATCAGGGGAACCTGCGAGCATTGATGAACTAGTGACACTGTTCGGGGCGGTAGAGAAACAATGAGCCGGTCACTTGGAACACTGACGCTAGACCTCATTGCAAAGACCGGCGGGTTCACCGCCGGCATGACCGCTGCCGAGCGTGCGGCGGAAAAGGCGAACCAGAAAATCAGGAAGGAAACCGCTGCCACTTTGGACGCGGTTTATTCCTTTGCCGCGAAGACTGCTGCCGGCGCTGCGTTGGTTACTACTGCGTTCGCCGCGATGGCCAAGCAGTCGGCTGATGCAATCGACCAGCAGGCCGACATGGCTGCGCAACTCGGCGCAACGTATGCCGGGCTAAACAACGTGGCGCTTGCGGCGCAGAACGCAGGCGTAGACCTCGGCACGATCAACGGTGCCGTGCTGAAACTCAACGACTCGATTGGCAACCTTGCAGCCGGCGCGACCTCCGGCGGCGCGGCTGCGCTTGACCGCCTCGGGCTGTCTGCCGAGATGCTTTCTCGGATGGACGTAGACGAAAAGATTGCTACCATCACAGGTCGTATTCGAGAAGTGATTCCCGAGGCAGAGCAGGCATCTGTTGCGGTTGACCTGTTCGGGAAAACTGCCGGAGCGGCTGTCATGCAGATTAGCCCGGAGCGGCTGGAGCAGGCGGCGAAACACGCGAAGATGTTCGGCCTTGCTTTGTCCGAAATCGAGGCAGACAAGGTTGGCAAACTGAATGATGCGTTCGACGTATTCGGCATGGCGATTCGCGGACTTGGCACGCAGTTGGCTGTGCAGTTTGCGCCGATGTTTGATGTGCTTTCTGATAAGGTTCAGGATTCTTCCGGAAAGATTCGAGACTTCGGAACGATTGCTTTCTCTGCGTTCAAGACGACTGCGATTGCTGCGGCCTATGTTGCGAACGTGTTCGATAGTGTTTCTTTCGCTGCCTACTCTTTGTATGTGACTTACAAAGGTCTGGAGGCTGCCGCTCTTAACCTTAATGCCGCTCTTACAAAAACGCCTGATGAAGATTCTGACATCTACGCGATCAAGGTGTTCCAAGACAGGACGCTTGCGGCACAAAAGGCCACGCAAGAGTTTAGCGAGGCTCGCGTAAAGCTGGCTGAGTGGGCGCGCTCACCGCTCCCAACGGAAGATGTGCGGTCATTCTTTGACGAAGTGCAGGCACGGGCTAACGAGCGAACCATTACGATTCCTGTCGTCAAGATGTCCTACGACGGGCAAGACTCTGGCGTCCCGGCACCGTCAGGCGCGAATACTGCCATGTTTGATGCAGGCACTGGCGTAACGGTTCCAATGCCTGATGTAAGCATGACGCACGACCAGATTCTTACGCAGCGGTATGAGGCGGAAGTAGAAGCGCAGGAACGCATGATGGAGTTGAAGCGTTCCGCATGGGCTGACGAAATTGCAGGCGAAACCGCAACAGCAGACGCAACCGCCGAAGCATGGTCGAAAGTGACCGATGCCAAACAAAAGGAATACCAGAAGAACGCAGACTTTTTTCAGAAGGGTCTGGACAGTATCGCGCGCGGGAATAGCAAGGCGTCGAAGGTTGCGCGGGCGTTGAACCTTGCCGATTCGCTTTATGAGATTTACCTAGCTACGAAGGTCGCGGCGATCAATGCCTATGCGTTTGGCTCGAAGATCGGCGGCCCGGTTGCCGGCGCTGCGTTTGCCGGCGTTGCGCTTGCGTTCGGCGGGGCGATGGCGAGCGAGGCTATTAGCGCAAGCCGTGGCGGCACGCGGAGTTCTGCGGGTGCTGCACCATCTGGCATTCCCGAGTATGAATCCCCAGGGCAAGCGACTGCCGGCAGGACGCCTGCGACTGTTGACGTGACGGTCATCGGGCGCGGGCTTCCGTCGTGGGAGCAGGTTGGCGAATTGATGAACATGATCGGTGACCGCGTGGCAGATAGCGGCGGTCGCCTCGGGCGCGTGAGGATTGTTACCGAATGATCGACGCAACCGACTATACCGGGCGTGACGGTTCGTTGCCTTGGCTTTGCCTGCGGAACGAGGTTACTGACGCCACCATCACGGCGAGCAGCGCGGCGACGGGTTACGATGCCGAGGCCGTGCGCGGCCCGCAGACGTATAGCCAGTGGTCGCCTGTATCGCTGCCGGCGTGGGTGCGTGCGGAGTTTGCCACGCCATCGGATGCAACAATCAATTACTTCGCGGCCTACATTGCGGACGGTGGCGGCTGCACGTTCACGGCGGAATACTGGAATGGCGCAACATGGCAGGTCATCGGGTTTCCGGCGACTGTGGCGGCAGGGGAAAACGCCTGCCTGCTGTGGATTCTCGACACGGTGCCCGCTGGTGATGTCCGGCTGTCCGTTGACGGTGACACCGACGCGCTGCCGCCATTCGTGGCCACGCTGAAAGCCGGAATGGCTGACGTTATCCCGTACTGCCCGCCGGTTGGGTTCTCGCCATCGTCGCTCAACCCGGACGACGAATACACCAACACGTTTTCTCGAGGCGGGCAGGTGTTGGGCAGCGAGTTGCTTTCCTCTCGGGCGTCCGAGACATTGAACATCGACATCATGAAGCCAGCATGGATTCGCGCGAACTGGCCGACGATTCGCACGCTGATGCGTACCGAGGGCGTCGTTTTCGCGTGGCGTCCTGCGGTTTATCAGGAACTGATATACGGCATGGTTACCGGCACGCCATCGGTGGCGTACTCGCAGCACACGCGCATGACAATGAGTTTCACGGTTGAAGGGCCGGCGCTGTGAGTTACGACTCAGACAAGGTGAAGGCCGGCGCGCAACGCATCGACATCGTTCAGATCGACCTCGGCGCGTGCCTGTGGACGTTTGGCGATTCCAACTGCGGCGCGACGGGCGAGCCTTGCGTTAATTCGTGGCAGTCCTGCAAGGCTCCGCAGAACTACGACGAAACCGGCAACGTGCTGACGGTTTCTATCTGCACGCCAGTCAGCAAACTTCCGGCGGGCTTCGGCCTGATTCCCTGCCTCGATTCTGTATCGTTTGACCCTGGCGACGTTACCCCGGACGACGGTATAGG